GCTTCCCTTTCGCGCCAGCACGTTTCTTCTTCTTCGCAGTCGCAGCACGTTGAGGGATGCTTAGGGATCTCGCTTTCGATAATGGAAGACATCTGTCTGGGTTCTTTTTGTTCTTGGAGGTTCCGCATTCGCCTTTGATCTTGCCATCGGTTCCGATACGGACCCAGTTCTGGTTTCTCCACTTAGCTAGCTCACCCACGGTTCTTCTTCTTTTTAATTGTTAACTTCGACTGCTTCTTCTTCTTGCCTTTCCCGTAGTTCGGGTCTTTGCAATACTTTGAGGCCGCCATGTTAGCGTAAGCACTCGGATACTTGTCGAACGTGCGTTTAGCCCAAGCGATTCCTTTGGGACATATCTTGGCCATTGTGTGATTCAGAACTTGAATTAAATAACAACATTACTTTCAACCACCCTTGGTCTTCTTAAGCTTCAATCCAGAGCGTTTAGCTGCCTTCTTTGCGGCTTTCTTTCCTTCGGCGGTATACGGGTATTTCTTCTTTCCTACTTTGGGCATGTTAGTTGTTGTTGTTGTTGTTATTGTTAAAAATTATCAGCACTTCCACCGTCTGAGTGCCAGAGCTTTCCGGGTGGGGCGACCTTTAGTGTCCTTCATCGGGCCTTTAACACCTGACATACGCGCACAAAAAGACCGCTTCCTCGGTCCTCCCTTTGGTTGCGGTCTCTTAAGATTACTACCTGTCTTTTGGTTGTAGTATTTTCTTCCTTTCTCAGTCAGTCCTCCTTTTTCGGACTTGTGTTCTTTTCTAAGGGACAATCCTTTTCGTTTACTGGGCATCGTTCTCTAGGTCGTTGATATAGTGAAGTATCTCCCCCAATGTTCTTTTCTCTTCGAGACTGAACTGATGCTGGTTTAGCTTCTCTAAAAAGTAAGGGAGCTTTGTCGGACGAAGAGTCGGAGCGCATCCAGTCATCAATAACATCACGCATGTCGCTATGCCGGCGACGATATAACTCTTCTTCATAGCTGTCTAAAAGACCGCGAAGTGCCTCTGCTACTTTGGGGAATGAGATAAGTAGTTTTATGAGTAGTAGAGACAACTTCACGGCTATAAGTGTTAGTCCTTTGCTCGCCCGATGTTCAGCGCAAGCCAGTCCACGATGCGATAAGCCTTGCCAACCCAAGTGTCATCTTGGGGTGTAGGTGTTAATGCAGCGATAGCACTGGCGGCTGTCACGATGGCGGTAGCAATCCCGATGAGTTGTGTAGAGTTCTCCAGGATGTAGGTGATAATGTTAGACATATTGTTGTGGGGTTAAGGGGTAGCGGCAATGCGAGCTTCAACACTTTTACGGAAACCTTCGTCGTTCTTGTAACGAGGGTCTGACATAGATTGAGTCATCTCGTAGCTAGAACCAAAGGGAACGGCCATTGAGCTGCCAGCAGTGCCTCCTTGGACAAGTGATACCGGATCTCCTCCGTCAGCTACATAGCGAGCATAAAGACCTCGGATAGCCATTGCAGCAGCATCTCGGTCTCCACTCTCTACGGTGTTGTTGTAGACCTGTTGTTCTTGGTCTGTGAGAGCGGTAGATGCCCACTCGGACATAGCCTCGTAGTTATCAGGTCCACCAATCTCCGCTTGAAGAGACTCTTGTTGTTGGGTTTGAAGTGCTTCGAAACCTTGGACATAGGTATCAACAACATCCCTGCTTAAGCCAGCTTCTTCAAGACTCTGGTAAGCTGAGTCGGATAACGTCCCAGTCTCGTAGTATTCGTCAGATGCTGCTGTTACGGCCTCACCCATTGCGGGTGTCGCTTCAGATTCCTCCGTGTTGTCTTCGGACTGTTCGTTGTTGTTGTTGTTGTTATTCTCATGGAAGCGTTGCTCCAGTTGTCCGTAGGCTTCAGCCATAGACTCTGGGGTGTCAAACTTCTCAGGGAGCCACTCAGGGCGTTCCGGGGTTTCCTCGGGTTGTTGTGGCGGCTGCTGTTGGTCGTGCTGTTCTTGCGCTTCCTCTTGCAGAGCGGCTTGCTGTTCCAAAGAGATGTTCTCCTCGGGAGTTGGGTCGTTGTATGTTACGGATTCCATTACTATTCAGGTGGTTCAACCTCCGGCATGTTACCCGCTAACGCCTGATCGTTCAAGGCTTTAATACCAGCGGGGCCGAGCTTCTCACTGAGAGCTTGCATTTGCGCCATCTGGGCCTCTTGTTGCATCTGCTCCGCACTCTTAATGAGTCCGTCAGTCTTAATACCGAGAGCCGTAGCGCGTCTTTTGAAGTAGTCTTCAACATTAACAAACTGTCCGATAGCCTGTGGTCCCACCACTTGAGCAGCACCAGCAAGGAACAGGTCAAGCTTGGAGAGATCGTTACCACGACCAAGCGCCTCTACACCTGTAACAATCACAGGCTTCACAAGGTCTTTAGGAAGTTTAGGAAGAGTCTTCTTCTTTTGCATCACCATCATTATCCGCTTCACCAGGGGCAACTGCATCTCACTGGCAAGGAGGCTATACATTCCTCCAAGGGAAGTCTCTAGCTCTTGTGAAAGCATTCGGATCTCCTCGGCGGTAACACGTTCAGCCTGTCGAACCACACCTGATGTAAGCAGGAATGCTCCACCAAGACGGTCTTTGATAGCTTCTACTGTGACTTGAGCAGTGCGGAAGTCATTGAACTTACCTAGCTGGAGAGTGTTAACATCAGCAGCATTGCCTTGAACAATCGCACCGTTAGGGCTTTCAGCTAGCGTTCGTGCCCTTGTAGTCCCGTTGGGATTCACTAGGAATAACACCTTGGCTGCTGCTGCTGATCCTTCGACAATCGCTCGTGTCAACGCTTCAAGACTCTGGATGTCACCGAGGTATTCCTCAACGAACCCACGTCCGTATGCCTCCCCGTCAATCCTCGAAAGTCTTAGGGGGATGAACGGATTACGATCCTTGGGAACCTTACCACCAGCACCAGGGATGTTAACACCATTAACGTCTTGGCGTATGTGCCACGATCCTTTGATCAGGCAGCATGAGGTGTAGAGATCAAGCTTGCTTTCGGCGGTGTCTAGGTTGGGGTCTCCTTGGACAAGAGCCGCTTGGACTTCTTCGGGAAGCGTAGAGAACGCAAGGGTTTCCTTTGTGGCTACCTTAAGGAGATTACCCATAGGGTCTCTCTCAACAACAAACCTATCAAGGTGGAACACACGGAGTCCTCCGCTGTCCGGTAGATACAGGAGTGCGTTGCCGGTGATGATGAGATGCTTGAGAGCTTCGTGGATTGTTACCCGATAGGCTCCGAGGCTTACCTCATCCATAACCAAACCTTCAAGGGCTTGCAAGGATGACTCGATCTCACTTAAGAGTTCCGGTGGGGTCTCCTCTTCGGCTAGCTTACGCTGGTCAGCCTGGAGGCGAAAGAAGGGAGCATTAGGGGGAAGTAAAGCTAAGAGCAGCTTCGAGGAAAGATTGTTAACACCACGGGAACCAACACCACTGAAGGGAGTATCAAGGCGACTGTGGGGGCCAAAGCCTTCCTCGGGCATGACGTATGGAAGGGTCAGCTTAGAGCAAGCCCGTGCGCGGTCGAGGTATTGATAACGATCCCCCTCAAGGCGGGTGTAGGTTTGTTGAGCGGTTTCGGTCATATTAGTCTTCTAATTGTTCAAGTTCATCCATCTCCATCTCTTCTTCCTCAACGATTTGTAGCTCGTCCCATTCGGCCTTGGTGATGATGGATAGAACTCCTTGATCAATGTAAGGCTGAAGGGCAGCGAAGTCATCCGAAGACACTCTCCAAGTCTCCAGTTGAAGCATTAGCTTGCCACTGCCATCATTGGTGATCTTTAAGTCCTCGGCTGGGGGCAGACCCCGAAGCGTCGAAGCCTTAGCGCCCCCGATAGGATAGCCTCTGGACTGGTCAACGTACCCCTCCAGTGAGGGGTAGATATCAGGTGTGGCGATGAAATAATACCATCCCGTGTCCTGCTGATCTTGTTCAAGCTCGCTTAGTGGTTCTTCGGGCATTATGTTATTGAATTACTGAGTTGATTGAAATAGCCCAATCCTTGTTCTTGAGGTTGGTGATGGCGGTGGCGGTTGCTGATGAAAGCGTGGTTCCATCGTAGTCAATATCAATGGTGTGATCCCCTAACTGAGTGCCGCTGCTGAGTCCCGTGTCGGTCCCGTAGATGCCGCTGGTGTCGATGGAGGTTAGGATGTTTTCCACCGACTGAGCCGTGAGGGATGTGCAGCCATCCCATGCTAGGTTGAATACCCCATTCGATACTGATGCAGGCGACCAGCTATCGAAGAAACCAGTCGGGAATGTGGTGAGGTTGGTGCAGCTATACCATGCAGCTAAGAAGTTCGTCCCCGAGGGGGTGTCAATAGCTGGAAAGGATGTGAGGGAGGCGCAGCCATACCATGCGAGAGCAAAGGTCGTTCCCGATGAAGTGTCGATCAACGGGAATGACGTGAGGGAGGAGCAGTCACGCCATGCGCCGCTGAAGCTCGTCCCCGAAGAAGTGTCGATCATCGGGAAAGAGGTGAGGGAGGAGCAATTATACCATGCTTCTTGGAAGTTCTCCCCTGATGAAGTGTTGATAGCGGGAAAGGATGTGAGGGAGGAGCAGTTATACCATGCCCTAAAGAAGACCGTCCCTGATGAAGCGTCCAACTGTGGGAAGGATGTGAGAGAGGTGCAATCCCTCCACGTGCTATCGAAGGTCGTCGCTGATGAGGTGTCGAGCGAGGGAAAGGTTGTGAGGGAAGAGCAGGAGCGCCATGCGTCACGCATTATCGTCCCCGAAGAAGTATTAATCGCAGGAAAGGATGTGAGAGAGGTGCAATCCCTCCATGTAGCGTCGAAGCTCTCACCTGACGAAGTGTCGATCAGTGGGAATGATGTGAGGGTGCTGTTTCTACGCCATGCGAGGACGAAGCTCGTAACACTCCCAAATGCGCTCCTTGCCGCTGCCCCTTTATCAACAAAATACGCTTCGATGTTTGTTATCTCAGAGTCGCTCAACTGTGTGGGTGTTATTAGGTATCCAATAACATTCTTCAAGAACCCATTGTTGGCCGTTGATGCCACACCCCGTGCTTGCAGGTCGTATTGCGTGGATGCACTAAGTGAGATGTTGGCGCTATAGGTTCCTTCAAGTGTTGCCACGACGATGGTTCCGTTGATTGCCGAACTGCCCGTGGTGAACTCATACTCGTCATCGACGATGTCCATCAAGAGATACGGTTGGTTTCCATCAGTGGGGATCTTTGCGACCGCTTGTTCAGTAGAGGTGGTCTGGGTTGCGTTCGGGCCGCCGCTTACTTTGTTTTCCAAGGAAGCCACCAGGTCGCCTTCCGACGAGACCGTTGCTAGGTCATCAAGAATCCCTGCGCTGGTGCTGGAATCTGTAAGTGTCTGTAAGTTGAGTGCCATTGTTTAGAGATTGTCTGAGTGATAAGGCCAGTAGATGACGCGCTTGATGTGGCCGTTGAGATGGTAATTTGAAGAATTTCCAATATTTAGTTCAGTTGCTGAAGAGAGGTTGCCGTTGTGACTACCTGATACCGTCGAGCTACCATCAAGAGAAATACCCATTGTGCTAGAATCAAAAGTAACTGCGGTTCGTGTAAGATTTCCGACAGTGAGCGTTGTGGGAGATGTCGAAACTATGGTTGCTCCATCGTAAACTCGCATTGCGCCATCCCAGCCATATAAAAAGCGATAATTGTTTGATTGACCGTATAGTAGACTTTGGCCGTCGCCATTATTGTCCTGACGGAATACCGCTTCTACGTAAAACGTCCCCTCAGAGCTATTGTAGAAGTCACTAAAGTCACTACCATCGATCACAAGGTCATCAGCGGCTCGCGTCACCGCGCTTCCTGATGTGGGGATGTAGGATGTGGGGACTGTGCCATCTTCTAACTGACCGCCCCATATTTCAAGGTCTCTTGCAGTAACACCACCGTAAGTATTTATAGTTATTAAATTAGAGGTTGATGTTCCTTGTCTTTGTATTCTTTGCCAAGAACCATTTAATGTGAAATTATTTTCAGAAGCGTATACCCCAAATCTAATTGTTTCTCCGCTTGTTCCTTTAACCCATACTGAACCCGTTGAACTTGAACTTGTAGTTATATTATCTGATAATTGTTGACTTGAGCCACTAAATTGCAATCTTGTTGAGTTCTGTGTTCCATCTGGACTTATTCCATAGTTTGCAGTTAATGTAACTCCACCTCCAATAGTAGTCCATTGGCTAAAGTCTTCACTGTAAGGAGCCAAGTTCGTCGCTGCTGGCTCAATAAGCATCATAGGCACTCCATCAACATGATCAACACGAACTGTATTCGGTGAGGCTGTTTGAATGTTACCACTCGCATCAGTATACGTTGCTGTTCCCGCTCTCGTCGCCGTAATAATATCCAAGCTGGACGGGCTCGACGGATCAAGGTCAAGGGACTCCGAAGCAAGCGGGGACATCATCGAATCCTGCATGTCGAACCACAGAAGCGGGTTGAGGGAAAGAGGGTTGAATGCTCCTTCTTCTCCAGAAAAGCTGGAAGTCAACGGTCTCGTTAACGATTGGGTAAACCCTTCTGTTACTGCAAGCGTCCCCAGTCTAAGGGCTAGCTTTTCTTCGCTCCGTTTATTCTTCCGCATACCGGTCTAATCTTAAAGGCTGATTGGTTTGATGATCACTTGGACATCAAAAGAAGGACTACCATCCGCGCCCGTTACTGATACCTGGAGATCAGACACAGGGGTGGTAAACAATCCCCCACCGTTAGCAGTTAATGTTGTGTCTGGTCCAATATCCACATAGTTATCTCCGATCTTGTGTTGAAGTTTTACGGTTCCCCCTGCAAAAGCACCTGACACAAGGAATGCATTTGTTTTGCCGTTGTGCGGAGTGATGGCTGGGGTTGTGGTTGAGGTGAAACTTTGGGACCCTCCCGATCCTAGATGCGAGGAGTTGAGGTTGATGTTTGTTGATACTTTAGCCATGATACAATTTAGTAGTTAGATGTTTGTTTTGAGATGCCTAACCCACCAACGACAGGTCGGCGTTTCACCAAGCTAGCAACACCCTTGGGTTTCCCCTGGGCTTTGTCGGGTTTGTCTTTGGGTTTAACCGTCTCGGCTATAGCAGTAGGCGGTGGAGGACTCGCAGGAGGCTCCGGTGGTTTTGGCGTTTTAACAGACATACACATGGTCTTAGTCTTCTTGTAGTGGTTTTAGATGGTTAGCTAGCTGATCGTCATGAAGACGTTTTAGAAAGTTAACAAGATCACGCTTACCCCCATAAAAGTCAATCTCCCGAAGCGAGTCGCTAGGGGAGAAATCCTTACTTGGAACACGTTCGTCCAAGAACTTAATCAATTCTGTGGGAATAGGAGGGATGTATTCAATCATTGTTAACAGTCCTATTATGGGTCTGTTCATCTAACTGCCTTTGAAGATGAGCCAAAGCTCGCCATGCCATTGCCGCCCAGTCACCCTCCAAGGTATGACGGAGCATCGCATCTAATTCATCCTTGGACTTGGTTTTATCCCACCATATCTCCAAGGAATCTGGGTGATGCTGGAGGTTCCCTTTAACGGATTGCTTGGCGACCTCAACGAGAGCGTCAGGGAAATAACAAAACAACCCCCGATACAGAGGTATCATCTTGCGCTCCTCGGCGGTTCCTTCAATGCTGATGGTTACGGTGTCCATAGTGTTATCTCCTTTGTGTCGTTATCGTAGTAACCGTCCCGAAGGATGAACGCCATGCGAGCATTAAGCAACGCTTCGTCCTCCCCCATGCCGGCTTTCTCATAAGCATTAACAACAGTCTGCCATTCCGCACCCTCTTTATCAAGGAGCTTTTCAGCAGTCTTCAAGCCCACCCGAGGAACACCAAAGTATCCATCGGTGGCATCGCCGGCAAGCG